CTGGCCCTCCCGTAACGCGATACAGTCAACTTCAAAGGCGGTCTGCGAAGAAGCAGATTTTCCCTTTTCGTCATTGAACTGCAACGCACGGCTACATGTTCGGAGGATGCGCCCAATCCTGGGTGAAGAAACCCGATGGAATGCGCGGCACCCAAGCCGACAGCTGACGTTGTAGATCACACGAGGTTCGATAAGCGCGTACAAGATCTTCGCGTTTATGGCCCCAAACCTCGTCCAGTTGCTCACGTGTCTTGGACTTGACACCGCTGCGTATGGCCTCATGATAGAGACGTTCGTATGCAGCCTCCGGTGAGACTTTTCGATCCTCTTTCTCTACAGCCCGAAACGGGGTAGTGAGGAAGGTGAGGCCCGTGATCATGGGAACCTCATACTTCTTCGCCTCGTCGCGCGACATCCAGACGGCCTTGTGGCCGAAGAACTTCTGGACGGACGACGTGACGGAGAGAGACGCTTTGACAAAGTCAGGAGGGTTCAACTCAGACGCCTGAATCCTGGACATCCAGGATGCGTACTTTTCCGGATCACACCGGTCGAGGTAGGCGGCAACAACGGAGCCTTTAACCGAGTACTCAGACTCGAGAAAGGGGATACCGAGACCACCCAGCTCTTCCGGAATGTTCCAGGAGCGTGAGGTTGACTTTAGGGTTTTCATGTTGTGTTCAAGGAACATACTGATCAATTTGCGTGATTTTCTTTCGGAGAATCCGCGAACCAGAGCGCGAGCCCTGGGACCGACTGCCCCGTAGGTATCAGTACCGTTTATGAACTTCTGATCAACACGTGTGTCCTCTTGCACACGACCCTGACCTCTCAATAGACCTAAATTCAGGTACGGCGAGAACTTGATGATTCGTCGGAAATACTTCGACGGGTCGGGATGATTGCTCAAATCCTCAACCTCATCAACACCGTAGCCATGAATGTGACGTGTCCAATCTCGCGAATATAAATACATTTCGGAGTTAATCATAATAAACTCCTGCGAGACAAAGTTTTTCCCTAGGGATGGCTTAAGACCAACGGCTTTGGCAAGAGTTTTCCATCTTGCAATCACTGACGGACATGCCCGAAAGGCGATATCGTCACCGTTGATACGGACCGGAAGAGCACGAAGCTCAGGGACCGTCAGCTGCCTCCCCTTCTTTTCCTCAAAAGCGACTACAACGGTCGCAAAATTTATAATACAAAGGATAAAGAAGGAGAGAATGCAGCCCATA